CCAGATGCGGTCCTGTGCAGAACCGTACTGGTTAGGAAGAAGCCATCCAGCTGAACCTGTCTCAGCACGAAGGTCGTGTGAAACTTCTGGGTGGATACCAGCCCAGTAGAGTGAACCCTTGCGAGCTACAGCCTTGTTAGCACGAAGCTTAGCAACAGCCTTGCGGATGTTAGCTGAAGCAAGTGTAGCAGCTGCTGTGATTGTTGCTGTTGATGTTGCAGTTGAACCTGCGTAGATGACGTTTGAGCCACCACGAAGTGTTGTCATAGCAACTGAGTCAATTGAGTCAGCAAGGTTGAATGCGATGATGTTAGCGATAGCTGGGTCAACATCAGCAAGTGAGAAGAGTTCAAGCGCACGTGTTACCAACACTGAGTTACCGTACTCTGCAAGAGTAATTGTAACAGATGTTGGTGTTGAGAGCGCTACTGCATCTGGGTCAGTATCTTCTGTGAGTGCTGTTGTTGCTGCTGAAAGGTCAACGTAGCGCTGTAGAACTACTGTTGAACCTGGAACTGATTGGTTTGCTGGACGCTTGTCGGCTACTGAGCGGATGAGTGGCTCTGAACGGAGTGCGAACTCCAAGAGACGGTCATAAGCCTTTTGAACCAAACCAGCTGCACCAGCGGTACCTCCAAGTGTAGAGGAACCTGTTGATGTAAATGCGTTTGCCATTTAGGTTATTTTCCTTTAGTTAGAAACTATGATTTTTGTTGTGAGTAGATAAGATTAATGACATCCTCAGCTGATTGTGCTTGGTCGAGGCGTAAGTTCATATCTTCTGCTCGGTCAGGTGTTATTGCACCCTGTGTGAGAACGTCCTGCTGGCGTAGTGCTGCACGGTCAATCTCACTTACTACAGGCGCATCCTTGGCTACTTCGATTCCGAACAAGTCTGCATTATCGTCGAGCCAGTTATTCACTGATTCTTCGTTAATATCATCCAAGTCCTTAAGAATCAAACGAGTTGCCTTTGGATTGACACCCTTCTTTTCTAAGACTTCTTTGACAGTTCGCTCACGCTGCACCTTGGATAGAGTCTCAAGCTGCTCAGTAAGTTCCTTAATACGTTTCTCGTCAGCACGCTTTGCCTTCCGCAACTGCTTTAGCAGATTGCTTCCGTCACCGTCCTGCATTGGTGTATCGAGGTCATCGTCTTCGTCGTCCCAGTAATTGTTGCTCATAGCAACCACCCTTCTCTCTTTGTTTGTAGTTCGTAGGCCACAACACATACTCGGGGAAGTATGCTGGCTCCCACTCTCGGTCTTGTACGCTGTACGGGGCCGATAGGTCCGTTCAGGATTCTATTAGAGTATTCCTCTTGCCGAGCTCTTGGTTTGTCCAAAGCCAGACTTAGCACCAAAACGAGCTGTTTCAGTAGCGGTCAATGCCTGACGTGCACGCTTAGCCGAAGCTAATCCCATGAACTCTTCTTGCTCAGCTTGTACCTGTGTGTAGTCTTCTCCACCTGTAATAGATGATAGGAACTCAGCACGCGGTAACTTAGCTGCAATATTTTCATAGCCAGTTAAGGCTTCTTCTTTTGTGACACCTAGTCCTTGGAGTGTTTCGTATCCAACGGTACCCTGTGTAAGATTCTTATATCGCTCACTTTGGATTGTTGATGCAGCCTGTGCAATGTCAAGTCCCTGGCGCAATGCAGCGCCACCAATCTCAGATGCAGTAACCTTCTTCTGAAGCTGAGGTAGTTGCTCTTTAGGGTCAAGCAATGTAGCAACAATGTCACTTGTTGTAAGTCCTGGATAGTAACGCTTGAATACGTCAGCAGTATTAGGGTCTCCAAGAACTCTGTCATAAGCTAGTGATACTCGGCTACCAGCTTCTGTTGGAGAAACCTCATTGGAAATTAGCATCGCGTACTTATCACGATTCATAAACTGAGTAAGGTTGTAACCCTTAAACAACTTCTCATATGCCTGCTCATTTGCAAGATATGTCTTTTCGTCAAGTGGTGCCTTGCCAGCAGCAATGAGTCCTTTATTGCCAGAGAATCTATTTAAGTATTCTGTGTTATAACGTGTATCATTTCTCAACAGAAGTAAAAGTTCATCGCCAGTAATTCCAGGATTCTCTCTGCGAATTCGGGCAACAGTATCAGCAAGATTGTTGATACCATAAATACTCATCTGTGCTACGAGAGCAGCAAAGACTGCATCTGATGTGCTTATTGGAGCTGGTGGCTTTACAGGTGCTACAGGTTCCCACTTAGGTCCACCCATGCCTGCTGCAATATTAGCAGCCTCTTCTCCAGCCTTATTTACATCTGCAATCTGCTGGTCAATTTCAGCAAGTGTCTTATTGACATCAGTAGCCGCAGCTTCTGCATCTTTTATAGCAGACATATAGTCACCAACAATTTTTGTCGTAGGTGATACTTGTGTCTCAGGCCTATATCCAGCAGGTGCTCCGCCAATAGTGACGGTTGAAACTAAAGTTCCAGCTGGCGCTTTACCTGCAGCAGCGTTTATTAATGCTTGCTGAGCAGCGTATGTATCCTTGGCGATGGCAATGTTTTCAGGCGTAGGATTGTTTGTTGCATTTTGCAAAGCCCAGTCGACAGTTGCTTGTGGGATACCCTGGGCGAGTGACTTATCTTCTGCTTCTCTGAAACTTGCCATTAGTATGAGACTCCTGTAAATGCATTCAGGACAGTCTTAAGGTCATTATTAATTGTGTCCTTATAGTATGCTGTCTGCTTGATTGAATCCTTAGCCCACTGAGATTGTTCCCATGTCGCCACTGGAACTAGTGTTTGTCCAGCTGCCACCTCAGCTAGGTCAGCCACGGTAGGTGTCTTGCCATAAATCTTTTCATATGACTTAACATACGGAGATAGCAAATCCTTCGCCTTGAATCCCTTGAGGATTTGGTCCTTAAGAGCTGGCATCTGTGCTGCAGCCTGCATGTTAATCTTTTCAATTATGTTATCGTAAGCTTGTTTGCTACGGATAGACTTCAACGCATCTGCGTATACTTGCTTCTCAGATGTTGGGATTCCGTTTTCTGCATAAGCGTTACGAATGCTACGAAGGTATGAGCCAAGTGCACCAGTCTCAATTTCTGCATCGTCAGCTGTATCTGCAGTTGCCTTAACAGACTTGAAGCGTGCCTGTGCCGTCTGCTCTACATACTTAAGGAAGATGTCTTCCTTGACTTGGCCAATGTTTACTGTGCCAGCTTTAATCTGAGCATTAGCTACTTCTTTAGCATACTTGGTAGCTAGCTTCTTATCTGAAGGCATGTCGAATAGGTCAAGGAAACGAGCATTAAACTCAGCTTCCAACTCTACAGCAGGGCTTGCTGTTACGCCACCTGTACCAGTTGTCTTGCCGAAGTACTGATTAGCAAGGCCTGGGTTCTTGTAGAAAGTTGCAAGGCTTGACTGATAATCCTGACCAGTTGTGTCAGCATGAATCATTAACTTAGTTAAAGCAGCATAGTCTTCCTTGCGGAATGATACTGCTGTACCCATTGCATTGATATAAGCAACAGTTGGCGCTTCACCCTTGCCATAGAGGCCAGGAATGCTTGCCATCTGAAGTAGAAGGTTAGCTCTCTGAGAGTTATTGTATGCAGCGAATACTGTGTAAGGACTGTCAGTTGTATACTGAACCTTAGCAGTAACTGGAGTTTGCATGGTATAGTCTTCGATACCCTTAACACCAGGGATGCGAGATGTCTTAGACTCTAGACCAATTGTAACTTCAGTTCCAAGTGGAATGCCACTTAGGCTTTTACCCTTTCCTCCTACATTCTGAGGAGGGTTGCCAGCTGTATCTTCTGCTGTTGTCTGAGCACCTGGCTTTGGCTTTTCAGACTGTTTCTTTTTTGCATCAGCTTTTGCTTTAGCAGCTTGGGGCGATAGCGTTGTAGGCATTAGCCCTCCAATTCTGATTTAAAGTATGAGTAGAAGATTTTCTGGAAATCTGGGTACTTAGCAAGCAACTTCTTTGCTTCGCCTGCAAGCCATTCACGCTGTGGCTCTGAAGCTGCATTCTTGAATGTCTTCATTCCGCTAGCCGCCAAAGCCTTGTCGCGCTGTACAAGGTATGCACGTGCACCCATGAGTGACTCAGATTCAATTAGGCTTTCATCGTCAACTGCACGCTTTAACTGTTCAATTGCGTTGTCTCGCCATGCGTAATCTATCTTGTCAGGGTCATATCCACGTGCGTAGTATGATTCGGTGAGAGCTTTCTTCTGTTCATCGTACATAGAAGCTGACCATCCTTCAGCCACAGAGCGTGCCTGGAGTCTATCCTTAGCAGCCTTATAGCGAATTTCAGTAGCAGCCTTCATGATGTCACGTGCGCTCATCTTTCCGAATGTTCCTTGCATTTGCTGGAACTTGTAGAGAACCTGTGATAGTTCTCCGTTAGGATAGAATGTGCCGTATACATCTGGGTACTTGTCGATTACAGATGGGTCTTTGCGAATCAATGCATATGTAGGCAAGTTAGTTGGTTCATACCCTGTGGTTGTACGGATGATAGCAAAGATTTGCTCAGGTCCATATGTATCAATGAACTGACCATAGGCCTTATCTTTATTATCTCCTACCGACTTCTCGATATTCTTAAAGTCAGCCCATAGAGATGTAGCCAAAACTAGGTTTCCGTCCTTGCTCTTTGCAAGAGCTTCTGGACGCATAGAGAATGGGATTGGCATTAATGCACCAAATACACCACGCCACATTGTGAAGTAACGAGCTAGGTTATCAGCGTCCTTGATAAGACGAGCCTGGTCTGTTGCATCATCAATGTTGTATGCACCACTTGTTGCCAAGTAGTTCATTGAAGGAGCTAGAGCTGCAGCGTATGCTGGCTCATGTCCTGCAAGTCCTGCTACGAGGATACGTGACCAGTTAGATGTGAGCAATGCTCCATCGATAACACCCTTGTTCTTGATGTCAGGTAGACCATATGGGAACAGGAAGCGGTAGATATCCTCTTCAAGTGCTGGTGGCAAAAGCTTTAATGGATTCTTATTGATAGAATCAAGTGACGCTGCCGAGAATAGCAGGCCAGGTCCGAACCCTGGGAAAAAGCTTCCGCCACCGAGTGCAAAGTTAAATGACTGAGGTGTAGCAGATAGGGCCATAGGACCTGTTATACGGGCGTTAGAGCCACCAGGGAGGATGCTCTGTAGTACGTTGGCAGCTAGTGCTGCAGCTGGCACAAAGAACTTCTTTTCGCCTGTTGTAGGGTCTGAGAAGAAGAATCCCTGGTTAGGGTCGTAGTAATCCTTAGCATCAGTAAGTTCATATAGGGCTGATGACTCAGGCTTTGATAGCCAGTCTCCAACCTTAGCTGCTTTATAGACCTGCATAGGGTTCTCTAGGGCAATCTTGCCCCATGACTCTAGTGTATTCTCCCATGCCTGGAGGAACGGGAATACTAGGCGTAGCTGATGGAACAAAAGGTTACGCTTGCTAGCGTCATAGAATAATTCTGCAACCTTCTTGTTTGCCATGTTAGCAGCATACTGATGTGCTTCATCTAGAGTGAGTGGGCCTTTGCCCTCAGCTCCCTTAAGAGCTTCCCATACTGGGTGATGACTTCCAATGTTCTTTCCAGTGATTGGATTGCGCAAAGGAATGAGGCTCTTGTTCATTACCCCATCAACATCGTCACGAAGCTTAGCGATTGCCTTATCATCGAGTGCAGTTACAAGGCTTCTAATAGCATCCCAGTATGACTGACGCCATTCAGGACCCATTGTAGATGTCTTTTCAAACTCTACTGCCTTAGAAAAGAATGCTGTTGTTAGTCGCTCAAACTCTCCACGGTTCATCTTGATAGATGATGTGCGTGATACTGGAACAACCATGCGGATTCCGTCCCAGTTGCCAAGGCCAGAGAAGGTATCTTCTAGTTCTTTAGCAAACTCACGGTTAACTGAATCAAATCCTGCACGCTTAGTTAGTGGTCTACGGCTAAGGCTTGCTGTCTTTTCGGCAATCTTCTTGCCTGTTGGGATTGCAATTTCCTTTAATCCTACGCCTACTTTACCGTCAAGTAGAAGCTTCTTGATTAGTTCCTTGCCTTCTCCACCACCAGCTAGTTCTTCGATACGTGCGAGAACAGATACTGCTTCGCCGCTTTCGTTAGTTCCAGTGAATAGATACTTCATGAGGCCATCTTTAGTAACTGCAAACTCTTTAAAGTCTGCGTTCTTTGAGGCAATGAATCTATCTAGAGCAGGACGTCCCTCACCCTTGAGGAAGTAATTAACAGTCTTCATCTCTTGACCAGGCTTTGTCTTGAGGACAGCCTTTACGAACTCAGAGTTATGAAGCACACGCACCTGTGATGCGAATCCCTGCCACCAGTTAGGGTGTCCGTAGACTTCCTTCTGGTAGCCAATAGCTGTAAGAATCTTATTGATGTCACCATCACCTGATGCACCAAGTGAAGACTCGGACATAAAGGATACGTATGGGTCAATCAAGTCATCTGCTAGTGCTTCAGCATCAAACTCTTCAGCTGATGAACCACGCTTAAATGAGTTACCATGTACGTCGTGGCGTACTTCGTCTAGCTGGTTAAGTATAGCTTTCCACTTAGGGCCACCATCTCGGCCTAGCCACATTGCCATAGCACTGAGTGGGTGATTAAAGAACGACACATGCCCTACACCGAATACACGAATCTGCTCTTCAATAATGTTACGGCTGATATAGGCTGGGCGAACCATGACAGTCTTCTTCCATACATTGTTAAATGAGCTCATGGCATCAATTGGTCGACCAGTTACTTTGCCGATGATAGATGTAGTGCGCAGTGCGTCCTGAATTTCTTTAGGACTTGGAATAAATACGAATGAGTTAAGTAGCTCTGAGTCTAGGTGAGATGAGTGAAGTGTGACTTTCTTACCATTAGCTAGACCGAATACAATGTCTGCGCCCTTAGCGTGGCGTTCCGCCCAATACGCTGCGGTATCTGCACGTTCTGCCTCGAAGATGCGAGTGAGCTTCTTGAATTCAGCTAATTGCTCGCCAGTAAAGCGAGATGCGTACTTATCGAAGATTGCGTCGAATAAACGTGCAGATGCTGTAAATCCAGACTTAGATGTGTCGGTTGCAAAAGCAACTTCGTTAATGATGTTGTCAAGTACAGCTTTATCTAGCTCCATCT